ATCGATGCTAGGCCATCCTGTAGATATTTGACCATTATTGTCCTTTAATTTCATTAATCGACTACGGGGATCTGCCCAGTAGTCTGTACCCATGTCTTTGTTTAAACTGATTTGAATAGCGTCCTTGATCAGTTTTTCAACAGGGCTATACTCACCTTTTTCCAACATGTCTGCTGATTTGAGAATAGCACGTTCCAATGCTTTGTGTCTGCTAAAAGTTTCAAATTCATCCATCAACCAATCATAGTTTTCTTTGGCTAACGTAACTGCCTGAAAGTCACTACCACAAGACGCATTTACAATACTAACCTCTGGCATGACTTTGTAGTCGTCAACATACTTGGTAATAAATGTAGAAGCATCTTGATATCTTTTATCAAAATTTTCTGGGTCAAATATGTTCTGGCATCGAACAAAAGTTTCGGCATCTGATAAAAACATCTCCAGATACAGTTTTTGCATTTCTGCGTTATAGTTAGGTTTGTTCATCGTCTTTCAAGTTCTCTAGTTTTTTCTTTAATAGTTGTATTTTTATCTCGTTCGTTTCTACATAATGTAAAATTGTGAATAATGTATATAGTCTACCGTATCTGTGAACAGCATCGGCACAGTCTTTAACATCATCCTGCCAAGGCGGCATGCTCACTGACCAGCCGTTTTCTAAAGCAGCCTGAATTAGCCTTGCTCCGGGCTTGTCTCGATCGGGCACAGCAATGACTCTCTTACCTAATCTATTAATTCTAGCAATTTGTGTAGCATTAGGTTCGTTAGTCATAATTGCTACACCATCTACCGCAATAGCATCAAACTGTCCTTCGACTACAATTACATATTCTCTGTCCTCAGTCTGACGATCAATATTAAACACATAACCACTTTGACTATCTGTGAGGTACTTGGGTTTACCAGGCTTGATTTTTCTTCCAGTAAACCCTACTACCACATCGTCCTGATAGAAAGGGATTATAACTCTATCACGGTACCCATTTTCTGGACTCCACATCCAGTTGTACCATTCTAAATCCATACTTCTACCAGTAAGGTAATCAACCACTGCTAATACTTCATCGTTTGGCTCAGACTCTAACCACTCTAATATCGACTTACAGTCTTCTGGGAGAGTCCTGGGCTCTTGATGAAAGTTAATAGTAGGTTTAGCTACAGGTTGATCTTCTTTGCTACGCAAGGCCTCAAGGTTTAATTTATTAATCTCATCTGAAGGCATTCCCATCCAGTTGAACAAACTCTTGGTATTCTTGCTTAACAACCTCCCTGGCGTCCAGCCTGCTTTGAATCCGCAGTTAAAACAATGATATTGGAATCCGTCATTGCTAAACAGCACGCCTCCACGTTTTCTTGTGTCTTGATGATCTCCATTATGATGACAACAGACTGCGTTGAAACCTATCCAGCCGCTAGGAGTTGTCTTCCTTTTAGGAGGCAGAAAAGTTTGTACGGAAGCCTGTATGAGATTCATACATACAGTTTAACTTCTTACAAGTACTTTGTCAATTTTTCCGTTTGGATAATAAGCCGTTCCGGGAGTAGGATTGCCAGGCATTAATGGAGTATAGTAATTACGAAGTCCGGGCAAAGTTGATTGATCCGGGATCCATACAACTCGAACGTTCGCCCAGTTACCTACCGCATTAGCATAATCAACACCAGTAAATCCGGTATATGTTGATTCGGAAACAGTAACATAATTGGCAAATGTTCCGGGCGTGTTTTCCAATGTTGCCTGAACTTTCACTGTTCCGGTAAAATTATCTAGATAATATGCAGCAGTAGTAGTTTGAGACAAATCTGGATAGGAGCGAATATTGCCTGTATAAAATTCATACTGGTTAGTAGTTTCGTTAGCAAAATGCTGGAACTTAGCAATATTGATACTTTCTTTTAACGTTGGCCATAAATCGTGAGTTAGGTTAACAGATCCGTGTACATCGTAGTAGGTATTTGAATACGTAGGAATATTTGTACCATCACGATCTGACAGTGTTACTCCGAAACTATAGTAACTGGTTTCAAGTTCTCGTGTGTCGTTTTCTGTTAATTCTAACAAGGCTAAACCTCGGGTAGCAGTGCTAACTCCGTCGTCCAGTATATTGAGTTGTTTTTGTACTACTAATCTTTGTTGAACAGAATCAAACATCGAAAATACAAAATTATGATTAAACGATACTGAAGTACCAGAACTAATAGGGGTTACGATGGGGGTCAAAAATTCATCATTATACGGATCGTACTGAGGATCTAGATTACTTAATGTAACTGTATTTCCGGAAATTTCAGAAACATATGTACCTGTTTGAAAATTCCCATTATCTACTAACATTCCTAATTGGATATCTTTAATATTGCTAACTACAATATATGAGCTAGCAGTTGACGCAGGTTCAGCAAGAGTAGTAGTTGCTTTAATTCTGATATTTTTCTGATCAGAATTTTTGAACTGTATTTGTACCTTATTTTTAAGACCTTTTTGTATTTTTAATTCACGCTGGTACATGGTATTGTTTATTCCTCTTACTGTGCTATCCAAATCTAATTGTATGACAAACAAATTTGGATATAAATAGACTGGTAATTTTTGCATATCTATATTTATTGTAATGAAGAACAAGGACGAATTTCAAAAAAACTTTCCGTTTATAACGTGTATTAAGACGTCAGATAACGAGTATGTGGGCATCATTGTGAATCACGATGTCAACGTTACTAGTATCTACAGTTACGCTGACATCAAGGCAGACCTTGACAAAAAACTTTTCTTAGAAATGGGCGAAGTTTGGTGGTGGGAAAGTAATAGGAAAATTCCTATCAACATTTTTCTAAAACAAGAAATGATAGATTTTCGACCTTACATTAAAACATTTAACAGTAAGGATGTTGAGATATTATTTGGACCTGTTGTAAATCTCAGCGAAATAGCAGAAAAGCGAGTCAAACGCAAAAGCATTCAACTAGTTAGAAGTGTTAAGAAAAAGGGTAGCTGACTTTTTCGCAGATCAAGTTAAGTTGAACAACAATAACGTGAGCATAAGCAACAGCATGAGCCTTCTTAAAGAAATAAGCATCATCCGTTTTAGTCCATATCTCTTGTTGGATACCTTGGAAACCTTCTTTCTCGCATACTGGGATGAGATGTTTTTTACCCGGGCGGAGAAGAGCAAGGAACATGGATAATTCTTCAATACTTTTAGGTTTCAACTTTGAAACTAATTGATGATATCCGTTAATATGAAACAGTTGATCACACACAGCAGGATCTTCTAACAAATCCCAAAGCGGTTCAGCAGCCAATAATTCTTTAAGGTGCTCTTCACTACGGACACCTTCATATGCGCTAACATTTAAGAAGTCAATTTTAAAGTAGCCGCGATCCTCTGCTTCTTTATAATTGATACTAGCATTGCCTGTTAATGGATTGACAGGGATAGCATGGCAGTATACACCGGTGTTATGTTTTTTACCGTCACTTAGGCTAGCTGGAACATGCTTAATAATGTCGAGCACATTTGTTCGATTTTGAAAATCAATATCAATATCTGGCATAATAAATGTCTTTGTAACGAGGACTAAAATTTCCTTGATGTTGCACAGTCATACCTGCCCCGATGTTGGCATATATAACAGCAACTTCTATGTCATTTGACAGAAGATACTGTGTAGTAAGGGTCGCTAGAAACGTATCACCGCACCCACAAACATCTACAACTTCAACAGCATCTGTTGGAAAAGTCAACGGAATGTCATTTCTATATATAACAGCGCCTTCACTACCTAGAGTTACAATTAAATTTTTAGGACTACTAGTTTTATTCTTAAACTCTGTTTCATTAATTTTAACATAAACTCGATCTGAATCAAATCTTTTTAGGTCTTTCTTTTTTGTATCAATGAAAACAGGAACTTTTGTTTTTTTAATTATTGCTTCAATGTGTTCATAAGTCAAGAATCCCTTATCATAATCTGAGATTACAATCGCATTGTAAGTGTCTAAATTGTCAGGAAGAATACCGTCCCAAGGAGTTAGCTCAACATCGTTATCTACTCGAAGCATATGTTGTCCAGATCGTTTATCGATATACCTAGATTTAATAATAGTCTCTGAGCTAGTAATGAAATTTGTTTTCACTCCTAATTTCACAAAATTGTTTCTAACATTAGAAGCCATTCCGTCAACAGTATATGTGTCTGTTATTTTAAGAACCGGAACAGGAGCTTCAGGACTTAGTCTTTCGACTACGCCCATATTATAGACATCGGAACAATTATCACCTATCAACAATACGTTGAATGATTCCAGTTGTTGAATAATTTTCAATTCTTTCATAATATATCACTTCTTTCGAATATTTGTGAGCAGTGCCTTCACTGCCCTTCCAGTCGCTGCCTTTGACATAAATGTCTGGTTGCCACCCTTGCATAATTTCTATTAACTCTTCTTTTGAGTCAAAGAATAATACATAATCAACAGCTTCGAGATTTTCTAAATGAAATTTACGATCTTCTTGATTATTAATAGGACGGTCCGGGCCCTTTAGTTCTTTGACACGACGGTCGGTGTCTATAGCAACTAGCAAACTATCGCCTTGTGCTCGAGCAAAGTTAAGTAATTCAATATGTCCCCTGTGTAGGATATCGAATGTGCCATTAACCATTACTCGTTTCATTTTTGACTATCGCCCTTACCTACACGATAATTGTCCTCAATTGAGTCAGGTGTGCTAACTTCGATTATCGTGCCTTCTTCGATACAGATAACTTGGTGTGGTAACAATGGAGGGTTATGCCAAGTGTCGCCTTGCGTTAATTCTATTTCGTACTTCGAAGCGTCCTTGGTATCGATACAAATAACTTTAAATTTGCCGTCAAGTACATACCAAGTTTCATCTTTAACACTGTGAAAGTGCATACTGAACTTAGCATCTTTATTAAACTTTAATAGCTTGCCGCAATATTTGTCGTTGGTCGCAAAGATAAATTCACTGCCCCAACCTTTTTCTACAAAACCTTCTAATCTCATTCTATTCCTACCTCTTTACATACTTCCTTTACCAGCGCCACATCGGCAGGATTATCTCTAATCTTTTTGGCCCAGAAAGGAATGTCTAATGTTTGATTTACTAATTCTAATTGTTCGTCGTTGAAATTTTTGAGCAGAGATACACCGCCTGCGGTATTCATAACCATCCAAGGACTAATTTTTCCTTCACGGATGTGATGAACTGCTCGATTAATATTAACATACTTGAAGTAATGTGTAAAATCCGCACTTTGGTCATCACCCCATTCCATCATGTACTGGAGACTTCTTTGAACTGCACTTTCTACAGGTTCTACTTTAACTAAATCTGTTAGATATTTGTCATAAAGTTCGTCTCGACACCAATGATCAAGTTTAACACCGCTTTTAATAACAAAGTCAATAAATCGTTCTGGATACAACGGATCTACATTATTAATAAAACTACCAAATTTTACAAAAGCATTATAGTAAGCACTTTTACAAAAATCATTGTAGCCTTTTTGTTTCTTTGCTGCCTGTGTTAGTTGATAAAATCTGTTATAGGCAAAGAATCCTGTTTGAACTCTCTTTTCGTTCTTCTGAAGTGCTCGACGTTTTTGTTCACACATGTGAGCAACGAGAGTTTTTTCTTTCATAAAACTCTTGCCACAATGAACACAAACAAACGGCTGGTCAACTAATTCCAT